TCAATATCTCCATCTACTTTTTCTTTTTCAGAATCATATGTTCCCTTATCTTTAAATAAATCTCCTATAAAATTAAAAACTGGTTTAAGACCCTCTACTATTTTTTCAAATATTGGTTTCACTTGTTTCATAATTTTTTTCACAGCATCTATAATTTCTGGAAGTGCCTTTACGATAATACCTCCAACTATTGCACCTACAAAATTAAATATTCTATCCATTAATCCCATCGATGATTTAACAGGTGATTTTAAATCAGGTTTTTTTTGTGTAGGTTTGATAGGTTTTTCAAGACCTTTCTCCTCTTGTTTCTGTTTTTTCTCCTCTGCTAGTTTTTGTAAAAAATCCTCACGGTCTTTCTTTTTTTCATCAACTGCCTTCTTACCATCCAACAGTACACTTCTAATATTAGTGACGTTAAGTTTTATTTTTTTTAATTCTGCTGTGGATGACATTAACTAATCTTTAATATTTCTGGAGTGAGAACCATGTAAGTATTAAATGGATTTACAGAGGGAATAATTTCCACATCATTACTTGAAACCTGTTGTGATGTAGAAACTTCTGGTGTTGGTGCTTTAATTGGTGGTAAATCCATAGATATGATATTCATACCACCACTCTCTCCCAATGTTTTAAGGGTTTCCTGTGTTCGATGTGCCGGAACAACATTCACAGCAGTTTTAAAATCAACAATTTCAGGGCCATCCTCACCAACCATCGTAAGTCCAGAGGCATCTCCACCTATTTTTCTATAATTTAATTTTTTTTCAAATTCTGCTTCAATCTCATCATGCCTTTCTTTTACTAATCTGTTTGTCTCTTTATGGAAAGCATCAAATAATTCACCTCTTTCCTTTCCTCTTGGCATTGCTTTGAGTTCTGCATGTTCATCAGATTCCTTCCTTTCTTTTTTTATTCTCTTTCTCTCTGCTTTTTTCTCATCATTTCTTTCTTTAGTAAGATCTTTAATTTCTTGATCTCTCGCTTTAAATTGATCAACAATTGCTTGTTCATCTGGAGTAAGTTCTTTATACTTCAATTTAACCATCTCACCATCACGTTCCACACGATATCTCTCACCAAAAATACCACTTATGTGTGCTTTCTCAACACCTTGTTCCTTCATCAGTTCTCTATTCTCTTTTCTTGCATCAGACACTTTTGAGTCTCCAAGCATGTCACCACGCAACCATTTAAAAACGTCAGTGGCACCTTTAATTAATAAAACTATACCTCCAATTATTAGAGCAATCTTAGCAACAATGGCTGCAGCAGCTGCTATCGCACCAATTACTGTCCCAATAGCAGATGCCACAGCGACAATAGGTGCGATGATTCCAATCAAAGCAATTGCACCAAGTCCCCCAAGAACCCATTTAAAATGTTTTGTAATAAAATCAAAAACTCCACCTAACTTTTCAAAAATTTCTGGTCTTGCAAGAAATTTAAAGGCAGCATTTCCAACAATACCTAATCCCACCGCAGTTATCGCATCCATCAATCTTTGAAATATACCTTTAACAGGAGACAAAACACCATCTGCTTTTTTACCTATTTTCTCACCAGTTTTTTTACCGGTTGCTTCCAATCCTTTTTCTTTTTGCTTCTGATCTTCTTTAGCAGCATCCTCTTTTATTTGATCATTTTCTTTATCTACTGCGTCAACTCTTGACTCATAGTCCGCTTTAATAAAATCTACAATTCCAGTCAATACATTATTGATTTCTGCTATTTCAGACTTTTCTTTTTGATGATTTTCTTTGTGTAATTTCTGTATTGAAATTATTTTTGTTATCTTTTCTGTCTGTACTTTATTCTCTTCCTCTAATTTAAGTCCTGCATCTAAAGGATAAAACGTAGGAGAAATTTTCGCTGGAGTTATTTTTGCCTTTTTTGATGCTTTTAATTTATCAAATTTTTTCTTTAGTTTTTGATACTCTCTAAGATTAATATCTGCCTCTACCTCTGCAAGTGTCTGAAACTTTTTTGGTCTACCTCTTCCTTTTTTAGGAGCACCATCATCCAAAACATCCTTCATGGATGTTTTATTAACGTCATTAATTTTTGGTAATGCTTTTGCCACTATGATCTACGTTGTTGTGCTTTTAAATTTTCCTCTTCAATATACTGTCTTAAGAGAGTTACATAGACATCTCGTTCCCAAGGCATCATATTTTCTATCTCCGTCAAAGAGTATTTATGATGCTGCATCAAGGCAAAGTTAACTTTATAGTATGACTCCAGACTCATGTGGGCCATACCTAACTGAAAAAACTTGCCAGACCCTCCAATATAACTTCAGATTCAACACCGGTTTGAGGATTTGTAACCTTCAATTTGTGACTTAATTTAGGCATAGTTCTAAAAAACTCTTCTACCTGTTGGAATTGTTTAGTATTGAGTTGATCAATAAATTCATCAAGTTCCTCTTTAGTGCTTTCAGATGCATCCCAACTCTCCTCCTCATCATAAATCATATCAATACATGACGATAGCATATTCATTGCTGCCGATACTGACTCATTTGGTGCTGCCATTTCAAAATCAAAATTGTTTTCAACAAATTGATCTAATGATGGATATTTTAATTTCATTGAATACTTTTCATCAAGTTGAACGATTAACTTGTGATCTTTATTCTTTACAACTTTTATATCATCTATATTGATAGATGTTTCAACTTTAGTTTTACCATCATCAGGGCATGTCACATTTACTTCAACGGTCTCACCCACCGACTTTGATCTAACATTTAAGAAAAGATATTCAATATCAAATGTTGGTAATTTAGTAACATCAATGTTCTTAGTAATTAAACAGTCACCAATAATCTGTATGATCGCATCAGTAATTTGTTTTTGATCTTCAGACTCCAAAGCGAGGACGAGTATTTTTTCCTCACGAACTAAAAAAGGACGGTATTTAATTTTTTTTCTATTTGAAGGAAGAGTCAACTCATAAGTTGGAGTATTAATCTTGGGTAAAGGCATAATATTTCATTCAGTGTTTTATTTATATCACATTATAACATTTTTTAATATTTTGTCAATACGTTATTGAGAAAGGTTTCGGAGTATTCAGCTGAATTGGTCTTTTCAGATTTTTTAGGTTCTTTTCTAAATGAATTGAATATATCAAATCCAGTCGAAAGAATACTAGGTTGTCTTCTCTTTCGATTGACCACGTATCTATCATAGTTAAAACTCACAGAAACTTTCAAAATATCTGCACTACCATAAGTTACTGGAATCGGTGTGATTGACTTTGGAAAAGCATTGATGAACTGGTATGATAATGCACGATCAAGATTTTTCTCAAACTTTGAAATGTAAATGGAGGATACTTTATAAGAATCCGGATATCTCATTCTACGATAATATGGTTTTTGCAAATCACCAACTTCACCTTCGGCACCACTGGTAATATAATCCATCCATCCCTCAAATATTCTTAGTAATGTGTAGTCTTGATCAACATAGAAAGAAAAGTCAATGTCTGTGTATAATCTTGAATGAGCGAACTCTTGAGGTACACCCATAAAATTATCCTTTACTTCAGCAGTCGCTAGGGCAGTTGCAGGTAAAGATGCATCAAAACATAAAATACCCATTTCACGAGATATGAAATCATCTGCGTTGAGTATTCCTACATTATTTCGGAGATAGTTTTGAACGCTTGAATTAAATCCAGCGAAATGAACTTGATATTGATTATTTAACGATAACTTACCAAATTTGACTTTGGCATCAGTCATGGTTATTTTTGATACTAATGACACACTAAATACCTTTATGACTTTGTTTTTATATATTTATGTCATATAAAGGGAGATATCAACCATCATACCCGCGAAAGTACAAAGGAAACTCATCAAACATCATTTATCGGTCACTTTGGGAACGAAAGTTCATGGTTTACTGTGATTTGAATGAAAATATTCTTGAATGGGGTAGTGAAGAGATTGCGATACCCTATCGCTCTCCTATTGATAATCGTGTGCATAGATATTTTCCAGATTTCTATGTCAAACTCAAAGAGACAACTGGAAAAATCAAAAAATATATTATTGAAGTAAAACCTAAAAAACAACTTAAACCTCCAAAAAAACCTAAAAGACAAACAAAGAGTTATCTTTACGAAACATATGAGTACGCTCGTAATCAAGCAAAATGGAAAGCAGCAAGTGAATACTGTAAAGATCGTTTGTATGAATTTAAGGTAATGACGGAGGATGAACTCGGAGTCAAATGAATCGTATAAGTCCAGTATTAGACCGACTCATAGGTATCGAAGATCCTAGTGAATTAGTCACCGAACTTGAAGAAGTTATTAGTGATAGTGTGTCTGCTCCAGAGGCAGGTCAATTTTTTGTATTCTCATATGTCCCAAAAAAAGCGGATACAATCTTTGATGTCAATCCACTTGTTGCTGTGACCGAAGTATACTCATGGGGTTTTCGTGGAATCAATTTTCATCATGGTCAATATCGCACTTATTCATTTTCAAATCTTGTTGGTCAGACATATCGTGTCTATCCTGAAGAAATAAAAGACCTCCAAGCATTACCTTTTGGTAAAATACGTCTAAATAGTTAAAAAAGATATGTCAGCAGTAGAATTTACAAAAGAACAAGAAAAAAGGTTAAGAGAGGTAAATCCCCTTGCTGAAGAAATTATAGCGAGTAATAAGGCGGCTGTACAAAACGCTAAAAACAAGGCTAGAAGAAGATTTGGCAAGATAACAAGGGGAACAGTTTTGGGTGGTGGATTTAGGTATCCACTTGAGGCACTGACTGAAACGACTGATTATTTACAATTTACCATTGTTGAATATCAACCTACGAAAGAAATAACAGGTGGCAGTTTAGTTGGATCTCCCGGATCACGACGTATTGGGCCACAGGGAACAAAGGATAAAGCAAAAAAAATCTTAGGTAGTATTATATTACAAATGCCATCAAATATCCAAGATGGTAACGCAGTTGATTACGGTGAAAGTAAAATGAATACATTGATGGGTGCTGCTGCCGGAGCGATTGGATCAGTAATTAATAAAAGTGGTGACGCTGTAGGGGAAGTTATAAAAGGAAATGAAGAAGGTGCTAAACAGGATATGGCAGAATTAAGTGGAGATTTAAAAAAGACACTTGGTGCTGATTCTTCATTAATGGATGCTGCAGCACAATTCACAACAGCAAAAGCAACATCTGCTGCTCTAGGTGCATTAGGTGCAAACGTATCTGCTGCTGATTTGCTTGCAAGACAGACAGGCCAGATATTCAATCCAAATATGGAGTTATTATTTAATGGCCCTACATTGAGAAGTTTTAGTTTTTCATTCAAAATGACACCAAGAAGTCCTTCGGAAGCACAAGAATGTAAGAATATCATAAGATCATTCAAATCAAACATGGCACCTAAGACAAAAAATACAGGATCAGTTGGTGGATCAGGTGTATTTCTAAAAACTCCGAATGTTTTTGAATTGAGATATAAAAAAGGTAATGGTGATCATCCATTTTTACATAAATTTAAACAATGTTTTTTAACAAATGTTTCTGTAAACTATACTGGAGAAGGTGTATATACAACTTATGATGATGCAACACCAGTATCAATGCAGATAGATCTATCGTTCAAAGAATTAGAACCAATCTATGATGTAGATTATGATGATGCAGGGGGTGTTGGTTTCTAATGTCTTACTTCAGAGAATTACCTAACATAAAATATCCATCATTTTTAAGTGAAAAAAATTCTTCACTTGATTATCTTGAAGTCAAAAACTTCTTTCGTCGTGTTAAATTAAGAGAGGATTTACAAAATACTTTAACTGTTTTCAATAAGTATGAAATACCTATGGGATCGCGTCCTGATAATGTCGCAGAGGAATTATATGGTTCTGCAAGTCTTGATTGGGTAGTAATTACATGTGCGGGTATTGTCAATATTCGAGATGAATGGCCTTTAGATAGTGATGAAATTTACAACTATTCGTCTAATAAGTATGGAAATGAATTAAATGAAGTAAAATATTATGAAACGAAAGAAATAAGAGATAGTGAAGGTCACTTAGTATTACCTAGTGGTAAAAGAGTCAATTCAAATTTTACAGTAAAGTATTTTGATAACACTCTTGGAACTTATGTGACTAAATCAGGGACAAATGTTAGAAATGGAATATCTAACT